AAAGTACCACCCAAAGTACCACCCAATACGACCTCAGGTTTTTACTAGGACAAGATTATGGCAATTGATACAAAAAAGTATATAAACAAAGTAGATGTGGGCATTAAGGCAGATAAAAACTATCAGGAATTCTATTTATATTTAAAAATAGACAGTAGAAAATATAGAAAAATTCTTGATTATTCTTCCAAACATTGGGATAAAAGAACAAAAATATCCCAAGCGAAGTTAGAAATCCAAAAAATAAGAGATAAAAGCACTCAAAGTGAACTCAATGAAAACATCACTTTAAATCAATTTAGTGAAAGAATTTTTAATACTTATCTTGATACAAAGTGGAATAAAACTAAAAAAAACTACTATCAAAAATACATTGAGAACTTTCTAGGTAAAAAACAAATCAATAAAATAGTTCAGTTAAATATCAAGGAACTTATAAAACATCTAGAAAACAAAGAACTAAGCCCTAGAACGGTTAAAACGTCTTTAGAAGTACTAAGTCCTATATTTAACGATGCCATAGCTAATAAGCTCATTCTAAATAACCCTTGTGCAAATATTGTTGTTAAAAGACCCAATACCAAGAAAATAGTATTAAATGCCAGTGAAAAGCTTGTAGAGGTTCATAATGCTATAACCTCAGAATTCAAAGATGACCCTTTTTATTATTGTCTGTTTATGTTCGCACTTCAAGGTAGAAGAAAAAGTGAAATACTTAATATTAAATGGGAAGATATTGATTTTATAAATGATGTTTATGTATTGCCTAAGACAAAATCAGGTTTTGAGCAAAAATTTTATTTACCAAAAGATATAAAAGAAAAGTTACCATTAATTGAAACAGATAATATATATGTATTTAATTCTAGAAAAATAAAAGACAAACCTATTCAAAATGTAAGAGATCAAGTTAATAAACTCAAAAAAGTATTATGGGCTGATTTTCATATGCATTATTGCAGAAATATAATAAGTAGTGCTATGAGTGAAAAAGGTGTTGAAGCTATCTTTCAAAGTGGAGCACTGGGACACAACGATCCAAATACAATCAAGAAATATACTTCACTTGATTATGTTAGAGGAAGTAAAGAAGCGAGTAATATTATAGACCAATCAATAGATTAGGTGTTATTCATGTAATTTTATTTCTTTTTACCCTGACCAAACCACTCTTTTACCCAATCTTGCATCAAAAATACAGAAAAACCAACTAGGAATAAGAATATCATCCCACTCCAGTATCTAACATCAGAACTAATTTCATAAAACCTTGCTGACTTACTAAGGACTATCAATAATAAAAATAGAAACAATCCACAAATACCTTTAACTTTTACAATATTAAATTTACTCTTCATGCTTTAAACCATGTTTTAATATAATCTGTTGCCAACCATAATGAAAAGCCACCTAAGAATAGTAAAATATACATAATATAGTATCTCATTTCAGAAGTGAGATATGGTTTTGAGACTTTTGCAAATACGACAATTGATATAAACAAAAAAATTCCAATAAGTCCTTTAAGCTTTACAAAATCAAATTTATTTTTGCTCTTCATTTTTCAACCTCCTTAATTTTCTAAAAATAATCAATCCACCTATAACTACAAATATTTGCTCATACCCATAATAGGGAGGCATCATAAAACCTAAATATACTAATATAAATCCTATTATATAGTGAATCATTTATTTAACCTTTAACTTTATACTTATCTCTCGTGCACAAAAAAGCAAAGATATAAATTTGCCAGATAGCCATTAACAAAGCAGTTACTTTTAAATATTCACTAGCATCCGTCCAAAATAATTGATGCTCCATACCTTCAGCGGAAACCCAACTGTTAAGCCCTATTAAAATTAAAACGAACATGTTAGAACCATAAAATATACTGTCATATAAAAGTTTGTCTTTATATGTCTTCAATAGTTTTTGAGTAATATAAGTTATAATGAACATACTCAGTAGATATATTTTATATGTTTCTCCAGAGATAAATATGCTTTTCATCACTTTTTTTCTTCCTCTTTCTTAATCCGTTCATTTTCTTTTTCATTTAAAACATCAATATAGTCGACTACGATAGCCACTACTACAATAAGTAAACTCCAATAAATATTATGTACATCTTCAATATCTGTTAATGGTTTATATTCCGTAAACCTTCCTAGCTGAATTCGAATTCCCATCAAACCACCAACAGATGTTAAGAAGATATAGAGTGCAATTAAATATAGCCAGAAAGATACTGTCGTTCTCACCATCATATTGAGGCCATAATTATTTTCCTCGTTCTTTCTCCATTCGTTGTTCTATAAAAAAACATTATATACTTTTTGTAAGAAACTGAGTATTAACATTATAAAAAAAAACTTCCACATATTAAAACCAAAGTATACTTCGTGAGAATCAATTGTACTATTGGGATCACTGTTGTATGATATTTCATTAATAGTCATATCAAATTTTTGATCAAAATACAATTGTCCCAATGAATTTATTTTCATATGCCATAAAACTCTTAAAGGGTAAAATGTAATACATGCATAAAGGACTTTTAAAGTGTTAGTTCTAATTTTTTCTAAAAAAGTTTTTTCATTTAGATGTGTAATTTTTAATCTAAATATAAAACTTCCTATTGTAAATCCATTTGTAGCACTCGGGAAAACACCATAATATATTGTTATTGTTAATAGATTTCCTAAAAGTATTCCTATTAGAATATTAAATCCTAAGTTAACTATCGTAATATCTACAACAACTATAGTGCAAATTTGCCATATTACATAATCTAAAGCTGAAGAATATATTCTTTTATTAAATAAACTATTTAATCTCTCTTTATTCATTAACTATCCAATTGTTATTTTTTACTTATTATAAATTTTTAAACTTATCTCTTTGACATAAGACTGCAAAAATATATAAATGCCATATAAATATAGCAGAAGCTCCAAGAATTAAATAGTCGTTTATAGGAAAACTAAAAAAAATATGAACTTCTGATTCTCCCATAACAATTGAACCATTCATTACATTTAAAATCATCACAAATATATTAGACGAATAAAACACTTTGTCATCGAAGAGTTCTTCTTTATATACTTTCAATAATTTTTGAGTGATATAGGTAATAATCAACATGCTAAAAAAATATGTTTCTGCTGAAATCAATATACTTTCCATTAATTTTTGTTTTTCTTTACGAAGAAAATTTTCCGTACTTGTGCAATAGGTTCAATAATAATATAGGATAGTGCCATACCCAAAGATGAAATTATAAAAGAACTGAATAATAAAGACCCAAATTGAGTTGTGTTAAAAAAAGTTTCAAGCCTATCACCTGTAAACTCAGGATTTTGAAAATGTCCCAATAAATAGAAATCAATCACAAAGGATAGAAATGCAATCGCGATGATATATGTGAATAAATTTGTATGAGAGTTGTTGTTTTTAATAATGGCATCACAATATAATCTATTATCTTCCTTTATATACCCCAAACTGCAAAGATAAACTTTTGTATAAAGATAAAAAGAAATTAGAAAAGGTATTAACAAGACAACTATTGCCCAAGAAAATTGTAGTTTAATCATAAAATATAAATCATTTGGCTTAGCAGCTTGTGAGTATGTTTCTATTCTTTTAAAGTTATTACTCATAAAATCAAGAAATGATATCAAAAACTCATTTTGCGAAACTCCTTCTTCATTAAAAAAGAATATTGGCAAGGAACATAAAACTAGAGTGGAAGTCATTATAATCCATACAAAGCTTTTATTCATTAATTTATTTTTTTTACTATTGACCGCATCTATATATTCTTTTTCCAATAATTATCCAATTGTTATTTTTTACTTATTATAGTAAAAGATTATATAAATATGCTTATTATTATTTAATGTTATAAAGAAGTTTAATTTGCCACTTCAATAAAATGACATTCAAGCATCTTATCAATAACCAATCTATCATAAAGCACTGAACCACCCCACTTTGTAAAATTAAAGGGGACAGGCAACTTTAATTTAAAAAAGTGGCGATTCATCACCTGACCCCTATTTTATCTTGATACAAAGTGGAATAAAACAAAAGAAAACTACTACACAAAATATATTGAGAACTTTCTGGGTAAAAAACAAATAAACAAAATAGTTCAATTAAATATCAAAGAACTTATAAAATATCTAGAAAATAAAAAATTAAGCCCTAGAACTGTTAAAACGTCTTTGGAGGTATTAAGCCCTATATTTAACGATGCCATAGCTAATAAGCTCATTATAAATAACCCTTGTGCCAATATTGTTGTTAAAAGACCAAATACCAAGAAAATAGTATTAAATGCTAGTGAAAAGCTTGTAGAGGTTCATAATGCTATAAACTCAGAATTCAAAGATGACCCTTTTTATTATTGTCTGTTTATGTTCGCACTTCAAGGTAGAAGAAAAAGTGAAATACTGAATATGAAATGGGAAGATATAGATTTTATAAATGACGTTTATGTATTACCTAAAACAAAATCAGGTTTTGAACAAAAATTCTATTTACCTAAAGATATCAAAGAGAAGTTACCATTAATTGAAACAGATAATATCTATGTATTTAATTCTAGAAAAATAAAAGATAAGCCAATTCAAAATGTAAGAGATCAAGTTAATAAATTAAAAAAAGTTTTATGGAGTGATTTTCATATGCATTATTGTAGAAATATAATTAGTAGTGCAATGAGTGAAAAAGGTGTTGAAGCTATCTTTCAAAGTGGAGCACTGGGACACAATGACCCCAATACAATTAAAAAATATACTTCACTTGATTATGTTAGAGGAAGTAAAGAGGCAAGTAATATTATAAATGAAACATTGAAAAAATAATTGAAACTAAAATTAAAATAGTAAAAGTACAGATGGCATTAAAATAATCATTGGTACTAATGCAAAAAACAAAATTTTTCGAAATTGTATAACATTTAATATCCATAGATTTTTTAATTCTTTTATTTCTTCAGTATCATCTTTATCGTAAAAATTATCATAGTTTCTAGAAAAACTTCCCCACGGAAGTCTCTCTTTAACATAATGAACCATTGGAAAATAACCATGTAACTTTTTAATTTCTTCTAGTTTTCCAAACTCATCTAATTTTTTAGCAAGTTCTTTTTCTATTTTCATACCCTTAAAAGCTCTTTTGGCCATCATTACAAAAAAAACTAAAAATACTAAAAATTGAATTAAGAAAATACTAGTTTTCATTTATTTTTTTCCTGACCAAACCAACGCTTTATCCAATCTTGCATCAAAAATAGAGAAAAAGCACCAATAAATAAAAATATCATCCCACCCCAGTATCTTATATCAGAACTTATTTCATAAAACCTTGCTGACTTACCAAGGACAATCAATAATAAAAATAGAAATAAGCCAATAATGCCTTTGATTTTTACAGTATCAAATTTATTTTTATTATTCATATCACATATCCATTCATTTATCTTATTTTATTTTTTCATCTTAAGAATATAATATATAATTAAAGGAATTGACAAAATCAATATAACAAAAGCCAACATAATTATGCTTAGTACTTTATACTTAGAATTATAATATTTATCTAAAAAGTCAAATAAACAATAATATATAAACCATAAACTGATAAAAAGCAATGTAATATGTAAATATTCAACTATATTTAAAATAACACTTGAGAGCTTTATTCCTTCTTCTAGATATATAGATAAATCAAAACCATATATTTGAACTATCAATATTGATATGTATGTGTATATCAAGTTTAAACAACCTAAACCTAATAAATATTTTTTCTTATTTATCCAAAGTGTATTCAATATTTTCTTCTCCATAATACCTTAGTTTTTTAAAAACAGTTTTCTCAATTGTGCAACAAATTCAATTATCAGATAAGCAAAATATGGACCGAATAGCAAACTTATGAAAGACGTGTATATTATAGAACCCAATTCCGTCGTTCGAAAAAAAACTGAAAGATAAAGATAACTTTCACCTAATTCAGAACCATGAAAATACCCTAAAAGAAAATAGTCAAAGAGAAATAATACTACTATGATAGAAAATATATACGTAAACAAATTTGTGTGTGAGTTGGTATATTTTATCATCGTATCGTAATATAATTCTCTATCTAACTTCTTATATCCTAAACTACAAAGATAAACCTTAGCAATATGATACAAACTAATTATGAAAATGACCAATATAACAATAATTGACCAAGAAATTTGAAGTTCAAATGTATTAGACAAGTTACTTGACATTGCAGCATGGGAATGACCATCAATTCTTAAAAAGTAATTACTCATAAAATCAATGAATTGTTTCAATAAATTACTATTAGCAATTCCATCTTCATTAAAAAGAATAATTGGTAAAGAACACAAGACTACTGTTAATCCAATTATTTTTATTAAAACTCTCTTATTCAAAAGGTTATTTCTGTTTTCTAATACTGCACTTATATATTCTTTGTCCATAAACGCCTAATTGTTATTTTTTACTTATTATAGTAAAAGATTATATAAATATGCTTATTGTTATTTAATAGTATAAAGAAGTTTAATTTGCCACTTCAATGGAATGACATTCAAACATTTTATCAATAACCAATCTATCATAAAGAACAGAACCACCCCACTTTGTATATGGTAGTTGCTTTTTACTTCTTTTTTTTGCTTGTGTTGATAAAGATATACTAAATTCAATTTGAAATTCTTTTGGAGTAATCCATCTTTTATTATGAGATTCCATATTCATCCTTTATTAAATACGCGTCATAACCAAACCCAAAAGCTAATCCAAACACAAGGGGAACGCTTGCTAACGCACTAACGTTTGTTTACAGTTCAACACCATATTCATTAAGCGATACAATATCACCAGTCAATAACTCTCTTTTTATCATTTCGTTTTTAACCAATCCATAATGATGTAAATTGATGTTTTCTAAATCCGTATTATCCAACTCTCTAAAGTATTGAATCAAAGAATAATCATTAAGTTTTGAAGGAATAACAGGAACTTCTATAAATTTATTTAGTTTGTCACAATATGCATATCTGTTAAGTCCGTTGATAGATACTTTTACACTTTTTATGGTTTCTTTTTTAACGTATTTTTCTAATTTGAAAGTGTTTTTTGTTTGCATTCTTGAATGTAATATTAAATCAGCATTTTTAGACCATATAACAACGTCTTCAACCTCTCCTGTCTCTTCATCCATATATCTATAGTTAATCATCGTACCATCAAAGCTTTTGTATATGGTGCCATGCTTTAACATCGCAGTTATTTTTTGAAAGTCATTTTCAAACTTTTCTTTGAAGTAATATCGTACTTTTCTATACACAGATAAAGGAGCTAAAGTTCGACTAGTAAGAAATCTTCTTACTTTATGTTTAATATACCAGTACACAGCATGTTGAATTGAAGCTCTATTAGTATCTTCAAATGTTTTTAATATGTATTTCATTACATATCCAACTGCCCCGCCCTTTTCTTTGTACCATGTGTATCTAAACCCAATACCACCATGATTAGCACCCCATTTATCTTTGTTTTTAAAGTATTCTAGAAATTTCTTTTTAACTGGTAAAATGTAAGATGCAGGAAGAAACACCAAGGCATGAAGATGTGGTACACCGCTTTTATGTGGCTCATACACTCTAAAGTATGTTAGACCAAAGCCCATTTCTTTTTTCATCTTCTGGAATACTTGTAAGTTGGTAAACTTATTCCAAATTTGAGTTAAAGCTTTTGAAGTTTCATTTGGATTGACTACGTAATTTCCATCTTTAAATTTTCTATGAAATTTAGAAGGAGCAGTGAGCGTTACAAATACAGGAAGTAAACCTTTATCTTTTGCATTCGCAACCATCGTATTCACTCGATTGTTAATCTCAGAGAAGTATTTCTTAGGATTTAGATTTGCTGAATATGTATTATCAAGCATATTAATACTTTTATCTGCAAAGTCAACGTGAAAGTTTTCCAAGAACTTCTTTTGGAAAGCAATTTTATTATCTATAAAACTGATGTCTTCTGCGGTAATACCATACATTTTATACCTTTCGTTATAGGGTGTAGTAACTTTTTTAAAAGTAAGCAAGGACAATAAATAAAAACAAACTCCGTTTGTTTTTATTTTCCGTCTATTTAAAAAATCACAATTAAAACTATTCATCTTCTAAAACTTCATTTATTGGCTCTAATGGCTCGTTTTCATCTAATACCTCTAAGACTATGGATAAGTTAATATTGTCACTCTCTTGGCTCTCATACTTGAATAACCATCCTAAAACTGGAATATCCATTAACAAAGGAATACCATGAAAAGAATTGGTAGTTTCATTTCTATTAATCCCAGTTAATACAAACAAATTTCCTTGTTTTAGATGAAAGTTTTGTTTGATGTATTTTTTTGATGTAGTTGGTAAATTATCATTTGAATTGATGATATTAGATACTGTTAATTCGAGATCTAAGTAAACAACATTGGATTCATATATTTTTGGAGTGATATTTAGTTTTAAACCTACATCTTTATATGCATATGCTGTTGTAACTTTTGAATTGTCATTGTCCACTTTTGCTTCTCCATTTTTATATGCAATATTAGTAACTACTTCAAATGATGATTTTTGATTATCAGAGATGGTTAAAATTGGGCTGGAAATCAATTTAGTATTATTGTTATGATTTAGCAGTTTTATAAAGGAGTAAAATTGAGAGCTTTGAACCTGATTTATTTTGTTTGAGACTGTAAAGGGAAAGGCCACTAAATTATAAAAGAAATTGGTATTTTCATTGGATTTTATATCAACTTTATTCTCAATTCCAAACTCTTTTAATTTCTCAATATTGGTCTCAATTATTGTTACTTTTAATTTTAATTGCTTGGGTAAAATATCCATCTTTTTTATGAAGTTTTTTATACTAAAATAATCATCAAATTTAGAGTTAATTATGAGCAGTTTTGAAGTACTTATATATTCATATTTTATGTCTTTATAAATGCTAAGAAATTGTTTGATATCTTCATAGTTTATATACTGTAATTTAATACTTCGTAAAATAGGTTTTATATGTTGCTTTTTTTTGATGATGTAATAATTATTGGCCTTGAGTAAATAAAAACCTCTTTCATCCAGTAGTGAAGATAGAATATAGAAGTAAGTACCTTTTTTAATTTTTCTGTTTATAAGTAGTGTAATTTTATCATCAATTTCTTTATCAATTATGATATTTATGTTGTTGATTTTTGAGACTATATGAACATAATCTTTTAAGGTAATATCTAATAAATCAGATGCATTAAGTGAAAATGATATAAAAATCATTAGGAGTATTTTCTTCATTTCAGTACTTCATTTTCTTTTATTATGTTGGATAATATATTTTTATCTTCTTTTGTTTTTTCTTCAAAGTTCACATCAAAGAACTGTTTTAAGTCCTCTTTTGAAGTAAGAAGTAATTGTCTGAATATTGTTCTATTTTTACCTTTATATAGTACATTTCGATAGAGTAGTTTTGAGTTGGTTTTTGCAAGAAATAGTCTTATATACCTATAAAAATATACATTGTTATATATTTTACAGCCTTTAACATTATCACAAAGAATAAACATCGTAAAATACTCATCACTGATATAATTTGTATGTTCTTCAACATTATTAGTGATTTCAACTTCATGTATAGGTTTTAAGGAACTATTACCAATGGGAGTAATTACCTCTTCTTCACTTTTAAAATTAGAGATGAGTTTATAAAACAGTAAAGCAGCAATTATAATACCAACTGCAAAGTAACCTATAAACTTAACCAAGATTGATTTTTGATTGGACTTATTTCCACTTTGATACAGAGCAAATATTTCGCTTTTTGTCTTGACTGAAAACTTGGAGAACATATCACTTTTACGCATAGCAAATGAGGCATAAGACTTATATGTTAAAGAAGAGTTTGATAGCTTTTTACTTCGTGGTTGTGCTTCAATAAATATCTCAGGAATGGCACGATACTTGGAATGAATGAGTGATTTATTTTGAGTAAGAAGTATAATTTCATGAAATAAGTGTCTGTGATAAGTAAGCCAAAATATTTTAACTTTGTCTTGAGGAGTAAAAAAATCATGACATTCATCGAATATTATATAAGCTTTATAGTATCCTTTTTCTTGTGAAAACTTCACCAAATAATTATCAACAGATTCTTCGTTTTTATGTATTTCATACAAAGAATAACAAGCCGTTAAATAAGCGAAAAAATCTTCTATATTCAGCTTCTTAAATTTGGTAGATGATTCGGGAAATTCTTCAAATTTTACACCATTAATATTTGTATAAACTACATCAATTTCTTTGGATAGTTTATCTTTGTTTTCCAGTACATTTATAATTTTATCTATTGCATAATATGACTTTCCACTTCCAGGAAATCCCACCACTAATGAAACCATAAATCACCCCTTTTTATGTTGTTAATATTTGTTGTTTATGCTCGTATAAATGCTAAAATTTGCTTAGCAATAAATCCCGTTATTAAAAAATTCAGTACTATTTGCAAAGCATTTAGAAATCCTAAATAAGATGCCAGTTGTAAAATACTTGATACATCTCCAATATTACTTGTGGCCTTATTGATAAAAAAATCCACTGTAAAAGATACTAAAGTAAAGAAAAATGAGAAGATGGCAATTTTCTGAACCAAAGGATTCTTTGCCATAACTCCAAGTAGTTCTAATATGATTGTGACAACGGCTAACATTAATTACTCCTAAACACGATAAACAGTCCAAAGATATATGCAGTGATTACAAATATACTTCTTATGTGTGTGATGTATGCACTTAAATAAGATATGTTAAATACTTCGTATGTTCTATCCAGTAGTATAAAACTAATAGGAGCTGGAGCACTTCCATATCCACCAAAGCCAAATGAAGATGAATAACTTCCAAAGTTTGAAGAGAGTGTAGTTTGATAATCGTTAGTAAACTGTGTGGTTAAACCATTTAATTCACTGCTGTTATCTGTATTTGTATTGTTTCCTAAATCGGATAAGTCATTGTCGCTTAACTGCTCTTGGGTTGCTCTATTAGATAAACTTTGTAAATGAGTATTGGTAATATCTGACTTTGAATTTAAATCAGTTAATTTGCTATTTGAATCAATAGTATTGGTATTTAAAGAATCTAGGTTTGTATTAGTAGTATTTAGCTTTGAGTTTATACTTGATAATTCTAAATTGGTCACAGCAACTTTAGATTTAATATTGAGTAAATTATCATTGGTGGTTTGTGCTTCATCGTTGATATCTTGAAGTTCCAATAAAATTGAGTCTTGATTGTATTCAATATTGTCAATGTATGGAATTAACTCTTCCACTGTTGTACCACTTCCAATTACAGGAGCTGGACGAACTGGGTCATCAGGTGGAGTAACTACAATAGGAGTATTAAAGAAACAATATCCAGCGGTACAGAAGTCTGAATTACTGTGAGGATTTTCGAAGTACAATCCCGTGCCATCCCCATCACTAATAAACCATGTTTCACACGATGACATTGTATCTCTGGGACCTTGATATAAGAATCCATCTCTAAATTGTCCTGTCATATCCCCTAAAGGAGTACAATCAATCTCACTGAAAGCTTTTGAAATAAGAAGTATTAGAAATATGAACTGTTTCATTACACACTTCTTAGGGCTATTACTAAGCCACATAAATATCCAAAGGATAAAAAGCTTGCTCTTAACGTTGGAACTTCATCTTCAAAGGTTGTTACATCTAAGAACTTATAGGTATTACCATAAATATTTAATTGTATTGCACTAGGAGCAGTTGAATAACCACCTATTCCTAAACTCAATAAATAAGTAACGTAGGAGTTTGATAAATTACTTTGAAACAAATTAGTAAAGTTTGTGTAAGTACTTGTATCATCACTGGTAAAGTCGTCAATAGCAAAAGTATTTAAAGTGTTATTGGTAAGTTGTGCATTAATAGCTCGTGAGTTCATATCACTGGTAAAGTTAAACGTAGACGTAAATGTATTTAGCAGTTCATCCCAAATTGAATTATCATTTGTCTTGTTTACATTGATATCATTTAATTGAGTAAGATTCATTAAATCATTTATACTACTTAACTCATTATTTGTAACAGCTATTTTTGATTTGATATCATGAAGTTTTTCATTTATTTGTTCTTGTTTATCATTGTTAGATTCTAGTTTTATAATTTTTGAATCTTGATTGTATTCTACTTGATCAAATGCTTTTATTACTTCGGAATAATCTTCATCATTAGAACACAAAGCTTCATTTACACTATCAGATTCAGATAAACCCCACACACTATACTTTCCAGTAACGTAACCACCTGTTTCAATATAGTTCCAGTTACTGTCATAGTCATGTTCTTTCCAAGTAAGATTAGGAGCACTGATATCAACACAAGGAAGATAATCAACCCATGTTTGATTATAGATAGGTTGCCCTCCACTGCCAGAATAAACAAAGGGTTCAGCATCCCAGTTAAATTCTAAGTAGTAAACATTGTATGTTAATTCGTCTCCACCACATAAACAGGAATTTGCATCAATAACTTCATACTCATAAGGAGCCTCTTCTATATGCATATACCCTATTGAGCTTGGGTCATTAAAAGGAGATTCTAGTATAGTCACAGAGTCCACAACAGCAAAGCAAAGATTTATCGTAAAACTGAGTATGAGTAATGTTTTCATAGCTCTACGCTCTTAAGAGTCTCAGCATAACTGTAAAACCCCATATCATTAGACCTAAGTTCATATTTATTGAATAGAAGTAATCGAAAGTTAAATTACCCGTTAATTCAAAGATAATCATCTTATATCCATCTAAACAAACCAAAGAGGAATAAAAATGAAGTAATTATTCCACTAAAGGCCATTAAGAGATTAAATTCATTTAGAGATAATCCCAAGATTGATAAGTTACTGTATGTAGGGCTTAGGCTTGAATCGAATTCAAATTCACTCAAACTCTTGTCATTGATTAAACATTTATTATTGGTAAAGATATAACCTGATTTGATTTGGATAGAAGTGTAGTTAGATACTTTAACTCTTTTTAGTGAGGTTGGATTATCGCTTGTTTTATAAAACAGTCGTGTATTTTTATAGTAGTGCTCAGTGATACAATCAATATTTGTAGAAAAATCTGTATTTCTGATAAGTAGTGAGTCGGCAAGAATATAAGAGTTTATAAATAATAAGATGATAAGTGTTTTCATTCATAAAACCTCTTTAAAGACAAGGAGGGAAATCCCTCAAAGTCTTATAATAAACCTTTAACTTTTTTAAAGCCAAAAATCAATACTGCAACACCAAGTATCGCACCAAATACATTTGTAACACTTCCTGTAGCATCCGTCATATCAGGAGCAGCAATAGCAGCTGCAGCCAAATCTACACCCGTAAAGACAAATACTAACGAAGCCGCAATTGCAAAACCAAAGGCTGTAATACTTTTATTCTTACCAAATAATAATAGTTGAATAAAAGACATACAAGAACTAATAACCGAAACTAAAGACAAAATTGAAGCCATCAAATAAGCGATAAGCTTGCTAAACATAGTAACTCCTTTTTACTAATAATTTTTGTTGAGAATTAACGTCGACTATTAACGCTCAATCAAAACTACATAGTTGTGAGGACTTACATCTGGAGTACAGAATGCCTTTACTTTATTTTTCTCCTACTACTTTCACACTCACATCACTTTGCATTTGGAAGATGTTATTATCAATAGTTGTGTAGCTCAATAATAAATCTTTTCCAATAAGTTCATTGTATTTATGAACCATCAATGCAAGTTGTTCATCAGTAGTAGGTATCTTTATTATTTGGCTAATAGCCTTTTTGGTTTTAATTTCTGTACCTTGAACAGTTTTGACCACATCAATTTTTGTGATAAACTTTAATTTAACGCTCGATCCGTAAGCCGTTCCATTTTCTAATTTACCACTTGCCACGAAATCAACTCCATCCAGCGAGCCATACAAGAAGTTACCATGTTCTTCTAATTCAATTTTCTTTGCCATTTTATTCCCCTAAGTTTTTTGATTCACCCCACATAATCCATAAGGACTAATTCGGGGTGTGAATTAGCCCAGTGATTAAAAACCACTTTAAAACATATTTCATACGCTTTAAGGTGATTTAGATTCATATTTTTCAAGTATCATTTTTCTTACTTTTTATGTAGAACTAATATATTTGATTAAAAAATTATGATTTATTATTTGATAGAATGTATGTATGTATTTTTTACTATTTGTATGAGTGAAACAAGCTGTGACTTTTAGGATACATTGTAGATAGATGTGATAAAATAGACGATTATATGCATTATGTAGATACAATTTACACCCCTCATTAAATTAAACTGTGTAATTATACATACATTTTGTATGAATGTCAATAGATTTTACATACCTATTATAAAATTTGTATGTATGGAGTAATTATGGAAAATTTCGAACAAGACTTAAAAGACCTCAAAGAGGCGGTTAGTGCTAAGAATGATATGGAATTAGCGAGTATATTAAAGATTAGTTATTCGGCAATAGATGCATGGAAAAGAAGAAAAAGTTTACCAGTTAAGTATAAAAAACACATACAAGATAAAAAAAACACATACATTAATAGTGATTTAAAAGAAAAGATATTTGTAGAGTTAAATAAACTACCTGAAAAGAAACAAGAATATATTTATCATTTAATTGTTGCAGAAGTATTAAGAGAGTCATAAAAGAATGGAATTTTTGCTCGCTCTTCTTTTGATAATTGTTTTTGCAGTTTCTTCATATCGCTTTAGCTCTAAATCAAATGCATTTCATTCTCAATTAGAACAAGCTTTAATAAAAGACAATAAAATAATACCAAATGATATTAAGAGTTTTGAGGATTATCTTTATCCAAGAATACCTTTTGGTTATTTAACATACAAAATAGATAAACTCTATGACTTTGATGATAGTATTGAATTACGTGAAGTTAAAACAAAAATTGTAAAAACAGTTAAAAGAGAAAGAATATTGCCTTTTATAATTGGGTGTATTCACATTGTTTACTTCATAGATATACTATTTTTTTGACATATCGCAACTAATTAGATTGTATATATTTACTGTAAAAGTTAGTGTATGGATAGTTGTTATTTAAATCAATGGTAGTTTTATAAATCTCAGTTTGAATAAGCTCACATGCTTTTTTTGTGGTAAGAGTTGGATTACTACTAAATAGTCCGGTACACATGAATAAGGCACTATCTAAATGTTTATACCTAAATACACTTTTTTCTCTTCCGACTAACTCTTTCTCTATTTCATAATCTAAATACTTAGAGAAAATAAAAGAACAAGTAATACTTATTATGCTCGAGTAAATGAATATTTTTAAATATCTTTTCAAAAGATAGTTCATATATTTTATTTGTATAATTAATAATTATTAGTTAGCAACTACAAGTTTACGGGAAAGTAAAGACATAAGGTTTTCAAGCTTTTCCAATTGTTCTACCAACTGCATTTTAGTTATTTCAACTCCAAAATCTCCATGAGCAATTGAATCTCGAGTAGAGGCAATACTATCTAATATTGATAAGTCAACCAACTCCCCCTCCGAGAAAAAAACCCCAAGATTATTGAATAACTTTTCTACTGCGTTTGCTTTGTACTTAGGAACTCTATCTTTTGTAAAATTACGATAACTAATTTCACACTGAATAGTCATATGGTTGCGCTATAATTCTTCTAGGTGTTCTTTTAGTAGGCATTCTTTCTATCCTTATTTTCTAATAATATTAGAAACTTTTATATGTATAATATGATTTATATATTATTATCTTCACCAAAATCATAATCGATGAAACTTACGCTTGTTACTTTTAGCTTTAAGTTAATTTATTAAAAGAATATTATATAACTTAATTATTAATTTTTTCTTATATGATCATAAAAATAATCATAATAGTGAAAAAACAAAAAAACAAACTACATGTAGATAGCTACAATATAAACTCTTTTCATAGTAATGTGATTTAATTGTCATGTTTTGAAATCTATATTAAAAATATAAATTATAACTATATAAATTTAATCTTTTACCATCAAAAAGGTCTTCTTCTAAATTTATAAAAGATATATTCAAATCGGGGTCAGACCCCTATTTTTCACTTTATTATTATGTAGTGAAGACCCCAGTTTTTAAAATATACTCAAGACAGGGATGTTTCCCCATTTCCCATACCTATTTCCTAAATCTTCTTCAAACCAAATAGTATGAGCTTCTTTAGTTGTTTCTTTATCTAAAAAATATGTTCCCCTATTCACAATTGATTTCTGTATCCATGACCTCGCTATTTCGATATCTTGTTTAATGTTAGTCCCTCTAAAATAGATCAATCCAAGTTCATACTGAGCAAGGGCATGTCCATTATTTGCCGATTTTTCATACCAGTAGATAGAATTTTTAAAATCTTGCGCTATGGAAAATAATTGCCCAAGATAATATTGATGCAGACTATTATCTTCACTTACATCTTCTATGAATAAATTTATTGCCGCTTGTTTATTTTGGACTGTTCCTTTTCCATATATATATAATAACGCTAAATCATATTTTACCTTAGAACTTTCGTTGCCATTATTGACAGATTCTTTTATTAAATTAAAGGCCTTTTTATAATCTACTGGAGCTACCATTCCATATAAATACATAATTCCTAAGTTGTATTGTGCTTTTATATTCCCTTGTGCCGAAGATGTAGTAAAAAAATCAAATGCAGTTTTGTAGTCTTGTTTTACGTACAATCCCTCCAAGTATAATAAACCAAGAACATTTTGTGCATGAGCATCATCTTTTATTTCATTTGCCAATGTATACGCCTGTTCATAATTTTTATCATTTAAGGCAGAAAGTGTAGAAATCAATTTCACTGTTTGTGATTCATATATAATTTTAATTATAATAAAAGAAAAGAAAATACATATTACGCTTATAACCAATTTTTTCATGTTTCAAACCCTTTTTAAATTTATATTAATTTTGTTTTCTATCACAATCTATCGTATCTAACTACTCATTCTCAAAATTGATGATTAAATCATATGATTCATATAGCTGTCCTAGGAACTTTTTAAACCTATTTTTTAATAAAATTTCAATGTATCGAGATATCTGAATGCTAAAATTATTGAACCTAACATAATTATGGGTAATATAACGCCAATAATTCCAAATCTATCATTCAAAAATAAGTCATATACATTTATCACTTTGATAAAAACGATAGAACCAATAAACATTACTATGCCAATAATTCCAAATATACGTTTATAGTTTTTGCCCTTTGCCATTATTAATAAGCCCTCCTACTAAAATAGCTCCCGTTAACATAATAACTAATCCGTATTCAAAGTAATTTAATTTTTCAATTACATAAATACCACTAAGTAATAATAAAGAAGAAAGTATAATTTTTAGTTTTTTATTCATCCAATTTAAACCTTTTTATTCCAATATATTGTAATATAAATCATACAAAGTATAGCAAATATTATTTAAAGTTAACTTCCTTAAAACAGAATTATTTGAATAATCATATTTAATCCTTATTTACTATTACAATATTGATGGATTAGGGATAGACAGAACGTTAGGATATTTAAAAGTTGTGTAGTTAAAAGTACCACCCAAAGTACCACC